TTAAATTTTGGTAATTTTTACTTGGCCAAAAATCTCTCCGATCGGGTCGCTGATCATCAGCGCCGCGCTCTGATCCGCGGGCGTAGAAGAGCGATTGATCACGACCAGACGGCTGCCGCCAAAATAATGGATCAACCCGGCGGCAGGGTACACAGCCAGTGACGTTCCGCCAATGATCAGCATGTCTGCCCTGCGGATCTCCGTGACCGCACCGTTGATCACATCCTGGTCAAGCCCTTCCTCATACAGCACCACATCGGGCTTGATCGTGCCGCCGCAAGTGCAGGTGGGAATCCCTTCGCTGTGCAGAATAAATTCAGCGTCATATTCTTTATGGCATTTCTGGCAATAGTTGCGGTGAACGGAGCCGTGCAGCTCATATACGCGCTTGCTGCCCGCTTTTTGGTGCAGACCGTCGATGTTCTGGGTCACGACCGCCGACAGCTTCCCCGCCTGCTCCAGCTCCGCCAGCTTACGGTGGGCTGCGTTTGGCTGCGCATCCAGACACAGCATTTTTTTGCGGTAAAAATCAAAAAACTCCGCCGTGTGCCGCACATAAAAGCTGTGGCTCAGCATTTCCTCCGGCGGATAGCGGAACGACTGGTGATACAGACCGTCTACACTGCGAAAATCGGGAATCCCGCTTTCTGTGGACACCCCCGCTCCGCCGAAAAATACAATCCGGCTGCTTTCGTCTATCATCTGCTGAAACTGCTCCATCTTTGTCATTCAGAATCCTCCCATCGTCCATTCTCTTTCCTTTATCTTAGTCTGCAAAGTATGGAAAATCAAGCTTCTTATCTATTCTGCCGATTTTGCTGACCCGCAAACCACAAAAAATTCGAAATTTCTCAAAAAAGGATTGCGTTTTGCCTGCAAGTATGATAAAATAATCCACGTTGCAATTCCGGGTGTGGCGCAGTTGGTAGCGCGCTTGACTGGGGGTCAAGAGGCCGTGAGTTCAAGTCTCGCCACTCGGACCATATTTGATTAAGGAAAAACCGCATCAGACGGCCATTTGTTGGCTATTTGATGCGGTTTTTCTTTTGCTTTAAAATTGGTAGGAATTGTCCTGAATTCGGGGGCGTTACTACGGGGTTACTACGGATTCTAAGAGAGTTTTTCAATCGATTTTGATAGCTTTTCAGCCGATTGGAAGATATAGCTTTCAATATCTACGCTGAAATCCGAGTGCCCCATCAAGGCAATGAAATCTTCTTCCTGTACTCCGGCGGCGCTCATGCGCGTGGCAAAGGTTCGCCGGGTCGCGTGTGGCGTCAGCTTTCGCACCCCGATTTCTTCCAGAGCTACATAGAAACATTTTTCGCGAAAACTTTTTGCTGTATACGGCTTTCTATCCGGTCGGCAGAAGATGGTTTCTCCGCCCTTGTTCATCCACTCTTCCAAGATCAGCTTTACTTTATGATGAACCGGCACCACCTTGTTTTTACCAGCATCGGTCTTAATACCACCGTACAGGGCGCACACGCCGTTTTTTTCGTGGACGCTCATTTTATTGAGCGTGATAAACTCGGTGATTCGTAGGCCGGTATAGCACATAAAATAGATGCAATCGGCATAGGGTATCTTCCCCACCGCATTTTCTATTTTTTTCAGTTCCAGATCAGTGAAGCAATCCTTGACCGATCCGCCTTTTTTCGGCAGCACCAGAAATTCTGCGTAATTCTTGTTGATAATATCGTTTTGCATTGCGTATTTGTAAAGCAGACCCATCAAAACTTTAATATCATGTAGAGCGGAATACGACATGGGCGGCAGCATCACCGGCTGACCTTCTTTTTCGATGGGCTCCCCTTTTTTATTTAGCTTGGGACGTTCGGTTTGTAAGGTATCTATAATTTTTTGTATCTGCGCGGTACGCAGCTCCCGAAATTTTTCTTGATGCAGCAGGGCCAGCTTGGCAAATGCCGCCCGATAGCTGTCCTCTAACTGCTTTGATTTATCTTTCAGGCCAATCGGCTGCCATTCGTCATAAAGCTGTTGCAAGGTTATATTGAGCTTTGTCGTCGGGTTGCGCCGGTAGTCCTCAAGAGCGTCTTTCGCCTCTTGCGCCGTGGGATAATGGCCGATGATCTGCGCGGGGCCGTTCTTTGTGGTCGGAGTTGCCGCCACCCAAGGGCGGATTTTCAAATCCTTGCGCTTATAAACGGAGCCGGTGCGATTTTCCCGTTTCAGAGTTCGCCGCTTTGCAACAGGCTTTCGTTGGTCTTGCCCGCACATGGGGCAATAAAGCCATTCGGTTTCCAAATTCATGCGGCACTTTTTGCATTCTGGCAATTCAATCCACCGGCCTTTCTTGATAATCGTTGCCCTCCCCATAAATGGGGAGGGCGCTTTTTCTTATTTCAGAGCGATTTTCGCCCGGGATAGCTTCAGATATTGACCGTTCTCGATCGTTAAATACTGCTCGTTGCTTACCGTGCCATTGCCGATAATGCTTGCGAATTGGTGAGAACTGTTGCTCGCCAGCTCATAATACCCGGAAATACTGTCCGTGGGGAAAATCTTATACTCACCAGCCGGAATATCAATCCCGACCCGGTACATGCCGTCGGTCAAATAGCCCGAGGATTTATCCAGCGCCGGAGCTTTATCAATGCTGTAAATCTTTGCGCGGGTAACATTCAGGTATTGCCCGTCAGAAACCGTGACGATGGAGCGACCATTGAAATTATCGTTAGAAATGATCGACTCGAATTTCCCGTCGGAGCTGCTGCTCACCTGAAAATAAGCGGAAAGAGAATCTGTTTGAACTAAAACATATTCACCCGCCGGAATGTCTGTTCCGACCTTATACATACCGCTTGCATAGCTTGCATCAGCCGGGATCACAGCGACGGAGCGGCCAGCAACGCCCCCTTGCTTCACGCCTTTTTTCACATTCACTTGAATAGAGGCATGGGTTCCATTGATCTCAGCGACAACATACGTTGTGCCCTCTTTCAAAGCTGTGATCCGATATTTCCCGTTCCCCATGGAACTCAATTTTACAACGCTTCCGTTCCTCGAATCGGAAACTTTCACGTCGGATTGAGAGAGGCCGGGACCGGCTACGACCGCCTTGAAATCATAAATATTTCCGGGGGCCATAGAGTAACTTTTGGTGTCCAGAGTCAAGGTTCTTTCAGTCGTTTGAGCAAAGGCGCTCATTGACCATGAGGCTGCAAAGAGTAGCGCTGACAGAAAAGTTGCGATTAGTTCGGAATTCCTTTTTTTCATAATAACGTCTCCCTTTCTTGACAACATTTTCCAATGCCGCATATAATAAATAGGGAGAGTGCTTGTCTGCTTTCCGTTTTCAAGCCCCACATGCTATTAGCGGTAGCGTGTGGGGCTATTTATGCTTCCTGTGATATTTCAGGCTGATTATTTTTTGTGTATCTGCCGGAAGAAACCAAATCCTTCGAGTAATCAAATAGTTTCTCCTGCCCCTCTTCATTTAGAGCACGGTAATTATTTATCAATGTTTGTTCTTGTTTATTCAATTCCCCTGTTTCGGCGTTCGCCGGAGCGGGGGAATTTTTCATTTCGTCCTGCCATAGATAATTGGCATCAACTTGTAATATAGACATTAAATTTTGTATTTTTTCTATATCAGGATGCGAAGTGCCTTTCTCATAACCACTAATAGTTGATTTCGCAACACCGATTAACCTTCCCAGCTCTTCTTGTGTGATTTTTTGTTTCTTTCTCGCTTCTTTCAATCTCGTAGAAAAGGACATAGTTGCTCCCCCTTTTCTTAGAGTATACATACTGTTGTCTTAATAGTCAATGAAAAAAAGTTCAAGTAAACGAAACTTTTTTATTAAACAGTATTGACAAGTTCAAGTTTCTAGTATAATATCAAAATAGTTCGAGAATTCCGAACTTTAAAATTGTTGGATGGAGGTGTTTTGATTGAAAACCATGGTTCCTGATAACGTGAAACGCATTATTAGAGAAAAAGGGTATAAGCAAGGCGCAATAGCTGAAAGAGCCGGTATCAATGAAAAAACATTCAGCAATATGCTGAATGGAAGAAAAATCATTGCTGATTACGATGTTGTTAAAATCCTTTCTGCCCTTGGTGTAACTCCCAATGAATTGTTTGGCATTGATGATCGGCAGCAAAAGTCAGCATAAGAAAAGCCCCGCTATCGCGGGGCGAGAAGGATGGAAGAGTAAATGAGTGAAAATGAAAAGTGGGCCATGATACTGATTGCTGCACTCGCGGTTCTCAACTTTTGCCGCGGACTTAAGGTTTAGGTTTTGGCGCCGGAGTAGATGGACGTGGTGAAACGGTAGGCTTATTCGGGGTACCTCTTGGATTAGGATGAGGGTTGATTCCGGAAGGTTGATTAGGATAACTCATATTTATTCTCCTTTTCCATGAAGAGTTTCAAGTTCTGAATTAGCTATTTCGTCAGCGCGTTTTATTACCGCAGGAGATTCATCAATATGACAGGGGATTATGTATTGACGTTCTAGGGCTTTATATTTTTCATTGTTAGCATTGATACATTGTCCAATTTTTTCTTCGGTTAAGGCTCCCAATATTATTTGTCGCCAGATTTTTTCAGAATCCGATATTATCTCATTCATATCGGATAAGTAGGCCTCTAATGACCAAATTTCCCGGTTCCAGTCGAGCAAGTCTTTTAAGCCGTTTGAAAGTTGACTCGCAAAAATAATGATGGACCAAATTGCTGCAAAATCCTTTGTTATAGACCAACCTGCAAGGCTTATAGCCGTAATCAAATATGAAACAATGCTAATCCATTTAACGAGTCGGATGAGCTTGTTCCGAACAATACAGTGGTAATGATACGCGAACCTTATCTGACTATAAAACCGCCAAAATTCATCAATCACTTTCACGCCCTCCCAATTAACAATATTTTACAACAGATGCGGCGAGAGGGCAAGTATCTAAAGAAAGGAGGTACGAGGTGATGGAAAAAGAACACCCCGATGTTGCGGTGAGCATCGAGGTGACAATTGGTTAATTCATTTTGGTTACAGATGCACTTCTAAGTTGACCTTTTATAACTGTGTAGCTGGTATTTTCTGAGTAAAGATGATATGTGTGCCTTTCGGAAAAATGATGGTTAAAAATAGCTTCGCCTTCCAGTTCTACTTTTTTTTCAGAACCGAAGAAATCTATTTTTATAATGCCGGAGAAATCATCTTGGTGACCATCTAAATATATAAAGCGAATTGCGTACATGTTTTTCACCCCTTTTAATCATTAATCTTACAATTTCAGTTCTAAAGTAAATTAGATGACATCTAGTTCGCCGGTGATTTCAATATAGTTTTTGTCGTAGTGAGGAATGATTGATTTGAACTTTTCAATCCGAAATGCACAGTTACGATCCTCTTGCAATTCGAGTAATGTTTTCTCAATCGGCTCATATTGACTGGGACTAATTATGTCGGAAAAAACAGCTTGATATAAAGGGCAAAGAAATACGAAGGTAAATCTTGTAGACAATGTAGGAGTAGATCCAATAGATGTACCATAGCTCACTTTTTCATGGCTAGCAAATAATTTAATGTTCTTTTCACCATTGTCAATTGAGCTAGTCACCATACTGACAAAATCTTCAATACTATTAACTTTAAAAATCATTTATTTCACCTCCTCTCATTACCAATATTTTACATCATTTGCGGAGAGAGGACAAGTCCCAAGGAAAGGAGGTACAAGGGATGGACGTCGAGGCGCATCTTAATTTAATCGGTACTCAGGTAAATCGAGAACTAACCTCGCTTTTAAAAGAAGTGAAAAACGATTGCCGCACCTACCGGGATTTAACCGAAACCCTAAAGCGGTTAAAAAGAAGCACGCGCTATTCCTGCAATGATCTAATTGAAATAAAGGCTAGAGAATTTCTAATTGACCAAATGATAGAAATGGTCGAACAGGAAAAAGGCAACTCGAAAATATCGAATTGCCCTTAACCCTTAAATATTCTCAATTTTTACAACCGCCGAAGAGCTATACAATGTGCTGAAATCATCATTGATATAGAAGTAGCTATAGCAACATAACACATCAGCAATCGGGGGAATCAAACCGTCGTGAATATGTAAGTACATCTCTACCGGCTTTCCTCTGGAAGCAAATTGTTCCCCATTCATTTCTTGCCTTGAAACAGGGGTTAGAAAATCGTTCTCAGCGATTGTGAGAGTGTCGCCATTTGACAAGGTTATTTTAGCCTTTTCCATTTTATTTTCACCTCCTCCCGTTACCAAGATTTTACATGATAGGCCGCGAGGAGACAAGCCCCCGCTAAGTGGGAGAAAGGAGAAATAGCTATGTCGTTAGAGGAAAAGCGCATCGAGCGCCTATACGACCTGCTCCACAGGATCGAGAGCAAAGACCCGGATATGGCAGCGGTGCTCCGCTGGGCGATTTTTGAGCTTGAGCGTACTTTTAAGCAATAGTTCCGGCAAAGACCGACGGAAAGGAGGGTTCATCCATGGATGAAATGAAGAAAGTGAAGTCCGACGCCTGTGAGATTGCGGAGATTTTGAAAAGAATTCCCGCAGGGGATCAGAAAATGGTGCTTGGCTTTGTAAAGTGTATCGAAGCCATGAGGGGAATCTCCCCCGAACTCAGCGGCCAGAAATCAGCATGAGAATTGCTGAGTATGGAAAAGGTGGTGGAGCCATGCAAATAACTGATGATGATATTTTGACCGCCGAAAAGGTTTCAACCGAAATGGCGGCCAAATACCTTGGAACAGACACCCAATATGTACGGCTGGGCTTGCAGCAGAACAGATTAATTTATGGTAATGCTGTTCTGAATCCCGGCGGCAGGTGGTCTTATCACATAAGCCCGGGGCTTTTGGTTGCATACAAGCGCGGAACACTTGCGCTTGTCATGCGGCCGGAGTATGAGCCCACCGCTGAGAAATGCGGGTGAACATATGACAAAAGCGGAATTAACCGGCTATATTTCAGAGGTTTTGGAAAGCACACTGACGGAGTGCAAAAGTGAAAACCCACTGGAATCTTGGAGCGTTTTTATCTGCCGACTTGACGCCAAGGTTCGCCGCCGGATCGGTGACGAGTTGGAGCGGCAAGGTAAAAACCGCTACACCGGGCAGCCAGAAGAGCAGCGGGGCATTCAGTGACCCCGCTGCTTTGAAACAGGAAAGGAGATTGCTATACCATGACGAATATCATATTCAAAGATAAAAACGGAAAAACCAAGGGCTTTATTCATACGCATCACGATGATTCTTCCTTTATCAGGGGCTTAATTGCTGACAGCATGGTTACAGGAGGCGTGCTTGAGGAGTTCGGAGAGGATGGCGACACCCTGACCGTATCAAGCGGGTTCCCTATTACCGATGGAGGGGAAGAGACGAGGGCGGTAGAATGAAAGCACAAATCAGTTGCTTTGACGAGCTTATCGTAGACAATTTCGCGGGCGGTGGAGGGGCATCGACAGGCATAGAGCTTGCCCTCGGTCGTCCCGTAGATATAGCAATCAACCATGATCCCGCCGCCATTGCCATGCACGAGGCAAACCACCCGTACACCACTCATTATTGTGAAAGCGTGTGGGAGATTGATCCCCGGAAAGTGACGCGGGGCCGCCCGGTTGGCCTTGCGTGGTTTTCGCCGGATTGCAAGCATTTCAGCAAGGCGAAAGGCGGCAAGCCGGTTGACAAATCGATTCGCGGCCTTGCTTGGGTGGCGATCCGCTGGGCCGCGACGGTTCACCCCCGTGTTATCATCCTCGAAAATGTGGAGGAATTCAAAACATGGGGCCCGATTAAGGACGGCCAGCCCGACATTTCGCAGAAAGGGCGCACGTTTAACAGCTTTGTGAACGCTCTGAAACGCCACGGATACGCGGTAGAATGGCGGGAACTCCGCGCTTGTGATTACGGTGCCCCCACAATTCGAAAGCGCTTTTTCCTTGTGGCCCGCTGCGACGGAGCTCCGATTGTATGGCCCGTACCCACTCACGGCGATCCCAAAAGCGAAGAGGTATTGTCCGGCCAGCTTAAGCCGTGGCGCACCGCAGCAGAAGTAATTGACTGGTCAATCCCATGCCCGAGCATCTTTGAACGCTCCCGCCCTCTCGCAGAAAACACCATGCGCCGCATTGCTCGGGGCCTGAAAAAGTTTGTGATGGATAACCCGACCCCGTTTATTGTAACGGTGAATCACGGCGGAGACGGATTCAGGGGGCAAGCCGGTAACGAACCTTTACAGACGATCACCGCAAAGCACGGTTACGGAGTAGTTACCCCCTACATAACAAAATTTCAGCAAAACAGCCTCGGGCAGGAAACGGAAAAGCCGCTTGACACCGTTATGGCCGGAGCTACCCGGTTCGGGATGATTGCCCCCTATCTCACTCAATACCATAGCTATGACGGCGGCGACGTGCGCGGGCAAGAGTTAGAGCGCCCTCTCCTGACTCAGGATACCTCAAACCGATATGCGCTTACTGCTGCAACTCTTATTCAAACGGGATACGGAGAAGCGCCGGGGCAATCTCCGAGGGCCCCAGGTATTGAAAAACCTCTCGGAACAATCGTCTCAACCGGAAAACACGCTGTCGTCACAAGCCACATTATAAAGATGAAAGGCACGAACTGCGGCCAAAAGACAGATGAACCATTGCAGACGATCACCGCCGGAGGGCTGCATTTCGGAGAGGTTCGGGCATTTCTGCTCAAATACTACGGCTCAGATGGGAGCGGAGAGGGACAGGCGTTGACCGCTCCCCTCGGCACAGTGACCACAAAAGACCGTTTCGGGCTGGTCACAGTCGCCGGGGAGCAATATCAAATTGCAGATATTGGAATGAGAATGCTTGAGCCTCATGAGCTATACGCCGCCCAAGGCTTCCCGCCGGATTATAGAATTGCTTTTGACGTCAACGGAAAGCGTTACCCTAAAACCGCGCAGGTTGCCCGGTGTGGCAATAGTGTTCCTCCCCCATTTGCTGAGGCCCTTGTCCGTGCCAATATGCCGGAGGCCGCAGCCCCGCAGAAGCTTGAAACAATGGCCGCGCTTGAGCGGAATATCGCGATTTAAAGGAGTGAAAAACATGGGTGCTCAATATTCTGATGAAAAAAAGACCAGCGGACAGGTGAGAACCGTAAGAATTGATCGTAGCCGTGACGATCTGAAAAAGATGGATGAACTCGGTGAAAAAGCGCTGAAATCTACTGAATTTATGGATTTAGTTGTGAATGGCGGAACGCTTATGGGTGTTAATAAGGACACCTTGCGCGGAATCATTCGGGTGATCCTGACAGGCGCGGCGGCAGAGGTGTCCCGGCTGACCGTTGAGCGTGACGCCGCAATCGCTTTACATAAAGATTGCGCCGCCGAACTTAATCAGGTACGAAAGGCTCTAAGACTGTCAATCGAAAATCACAGCACAGATCATGGTATGGTCGAGCGCCTTATAATATTACATCCAGCAAGCCGGAATAGCGGTAGAAACCGCTTATAAATAGAAAGGAGATTGCTATACCATGAAATCTATCGTCATGAGCACGCAGAATGTCCGGGATTTTCTCAAGGAGCGGAACCTCACCCTCGTGAAGAATTTTCACGATCAGCCCTATGAAAGTGGAGACGTCGTTTATATTCGGGAGCCTTGGTTCCGTATGAAAGGCGAACCGGAACGTTTTGTTTACTCCGCAGATATGGAGGATTCCTCTATTTACAAATGGAGTTCCCCTGTGTCCATGCCCGCCGCCGCAATTCGCTACTATGGCCGTATCACTTTTATTTTGCGGAATGCAGGTGCTGTGGGGGAATGGGAAATTCAGCTCGAAGCAATCAGCAAAGAAGAGGCCGAAGCGGCTGAGACTGGTATTCCGTTTTCCTCTGCTGCTACCCCGGAGGAGGCGTCCGATTATTTCACCTATGCCGGTGATATGAGCCCCGAGGATCACGAAAAGATGATTGCAACCATTGACGCCGACCGAAAACGACTCTCACAAGTACGTCTCCGCCTCGGTGTCATTAACGAGCGGCTCAAGGTAATTTCCGGATTGCTTTTCGAGGAGACAGATAAAGTTGACCCAAATGACATTGATATGCTTCACGAGGAAAATGAGGCTCTCCAAAATGAGCAGGTAGCGCTTGATCGCGAAGAGAGGGAAATTGCCTCAGCGCTGAAAGTTGCCGGAGTTCATGATACCGCCGAAAGCGCCGAAGCTAAACATGTGACAAATGAAGAAACGGCCTCCCCGCCCACCGAGCCGAGCGAGGAATACGGATCGTTCACAGTCGGCGAATGTGATTATTGCGGGCGCAAATGGGGCGTAACCCTTGAGGGCAGCCCGACCGGAGGATACCCCACACAGAAAACCGCAAACGCCGCCGCAACGCGGGCTTGTAACTGCGAACAGGCAGAAGCGCACCGCGCGGAAATTCTTTCGGTCACTTTTGCGGTGACAACGGGAATCTGCCGGTATTGCGGTCAGGTGGTCGAGGTCGGCCCCCACATGCTGCAAAAAGATGCGGATAAAACCGCAACGGAGGTTTGCTCTTGCCCGGAGGCCAAGATTGAGCGCAATTTGACAGAGCAGATCGAGGAGGCCCGCGACCGGGTGGAGCGGCTTTTCGGGGATTCTTCCGAAGAACTCGGATTCAAGCCAATCGCAGACAAGGCCCCCGTTAGTATGCTTGACGATATGGTCGCATTGATCGCTCGGCGGCTCATATCTTCCGCAACCATACAGATTCGCGGCCAATGCAAAGCGAAAATAGGCCTGACGTCAAAAGGAAAAATCAAGGTCAGCCGTAGCGAAACCCGCTCTTATGATCTTGAGGCCGGAGAATAGAGGCACGTTATGAAAAAAATGGATAAACATTATTTTATGATTTTACTAAATAAGGCCCGAGCCTCAAATGTTGAGGCCGAAAACTCAGCAAAATTAGTTTTTGAGTACGCGGAAAAGTGCGGCGTAAATTTGGAAGCCGCAGGAGATTTTTGCAACGCCGACAATCTTGGTGATGCTATCTCTTGCTTTATTCAATACGGAGAGGAAAGCTCCGAAAAGCTCTCAAAGCTTGCCGCCTTGGAGGTGCTTTCATGATCTATGCCGTTGATTTTGATGGAACCCTATGTATCGATCAGTACCCGGAAATCGGTGAGCCTCGCCATGACGTGATTGCTTTTGTAAAGGCAGAGCGGGCCCGCGGCGCAAAGCTCATTTTGTGGACATGCCGTTGTGGAGCCTATCTTTCGGCGGCGTTGGAATGGTGCACAGAACGGGGATTGATGTTCGACGCGGTAAACGAGAACCTCCCCGAACACACCGCCAAATATAACAACGATTGCCGCAAAGTATACGCAGACCGCTATATCGACGACCGCAACATATTAATTGACTTACCGAATTCTTACATTCATATGGAAAGAGTGGAAAGAGAGGCGTAGGAAGAATGAATAAAAAAGAAATATTGCGAGAGCAAGCACCCAAGAAAAATCTGAGGGATTCTCCCCCTCAGATTTTCCCACATCGTCCCCGTCCTGCAAATTATCGGTGGAATGTTACTCACCCGCAGCACGGGACAACCTCTGTTTTCGGTGCGGTGCGATATGACGCCGTGATCGCCGCCGCAAAAGTATGGCATGTCCCATGGACAACAATCGCCCGAGATTGTGCCCTTGAAAAGCTCGAAAGGGTGGCAGCCGATGCACAAAGCTAAAAATTCGGAGCGACCCGCTCCCCCACTCTGCGCAACATGCCGGAGCCTACATAAAGAATATCAGACAATCCTTTGCAAGGCTCGGCAGATGGATTTTTTCAAACACCAGCTTTTAGAAAACCTACCGATTATTGGCCGTTTTATCGGCCCGTGGGAATGTGACCTCCGTTCAGAGGAATCGGAATCACCAAAAGGATAGGAGAATGAGCCATGAAAAAACAAATTGGAGCGGATCGTTTTCTCGTTAATGCCAATACCGGGGAGAGGATCAAATTTTATCAGTGTGATCCTAAGAAAAACCAGCATTGCAGAAAATCCGGTTGCAAACCGTTAGGCCGAGGCGACGACATGATCGGATGTGATATTACAACCGATCCCGAAGCCAGAGCAGCAGGAAGTCAAGCTTTCTATTTATATTGTATACCGGGCCCCAAAGCGGCATGGTCAAGAGTGTATATTCCTCCCGGACTCAGTGGAAAGAGGCTCCTTATAAAATGGTCTGCGATCATTATCTCCTCTGCTTTGTTGTTCTTAGCGGCGAAAGACGCTGCTTTCAAAGAAAGAGGTTATGAAGCTTTCGGCGGTGAGTACGTGATCCTGCTGCTCCCTTTCATTTATTATGTAGCGGAGCGGATCATAAAAGACTGGATCACCCACCTAAAAGAGAGGAGTTGACAAAAATGGATTGTGAAGAGCTCCGCCCGCTTAGTATTGCATTTATGGGATATAACTCAGTTCTGACCGAGAAGTTTATTCGCCAGTTCTGTGAGGATAATCGAGAAAGTGTTCTTTCGTACTCGAAGAAAAGAGTTGTTTTGAACGATGGGACAAGAATCGTTCCGATATCCCCCTCCTGTGTACGGGAAAGATGGTTGGATGGACACCAATTCGATCAACTCATTTTAGCTGATGATGAACGAAAAATGATTTTCACAACGCTCGCCCAAGAAATTGCATATATAACTCATTCTTGCATGAAACGTTCGTTGGCTCCACCAGAATTCCAGATTCTTTTTTACAACCCTTTTGAGGAGCCCACCCCCACACAGAAAAGCGTATTTATAAATATCGGAATCAGTGCAGACGATGCAGCAAAGGCGTTTGCCCGAATGTCTGAGGCCGCTCGTAACGTTAGAACGGAGTTAGAAATTATGTCCATTCGTAAAAACCCGAACCTCTCACGATTTGGGAAGTGGCTTTTAATACGAAAACTCCACCGAGGAGAAAAGAAAGCGAGGAAGCTATGAGCACACCGTTTAAAAAATGCCCGCATTGCGGGGCCCACCTTGACGCAGGTGAAATTTGCGATTGCCAGCGAGAAACAGCCGTATTTCCGCGCCCAATACCCGGCCCGATGCTTGGATACAGAGGCACGGCAGAAACCGCCCGCCTCCATCCATACGGAGGAAAAAAGAAAGCCGCCGACGCTTGACGAGAGCATCGGCGGCACAACCGCCCGAGGACGATTGCTATACCTATATATAATGTAACACCGTCGGGGCGAAAAATCAAGAAAAAGCCATCCAGTTTCAGACTTTACGGAAAAGGCGGTGTGTGATGTGCAGAAAGTCAAAAGAAGAACTTTTTCGGGTGCGGTATGTGAACAGGAGGTTTTTAGCGTGGCTGATAATAAAAAAGACTTAAAGACCGCAGAACCGCAGGAACGTTTCAAAACGGAAGAGGAACGGGAGCGACATAAATGGTTAATGTCCCGCCGCCATCATGCAAGAGTTGTCAACGCCACCTATAGCCCCCAATCATTATATAGTACGCTGACAATGGACAATGAAAATGAAGTTCATACCTTTGAAGAGGCCCGCCGCATCCGCGACCTGTTCGTCCGTCGCCTCAAACGCGCTGCACCGGATGCACAGATCAATATTTATATGGGACGTGGCAAAAGTACACATCGGATTCATTTCCACATGCTTTCAAATGGGCTTGATGAAAAAACAATCCTTGAAAAATGGCAAGCCGGAAACATCGTGCGGATTGAACATTTACGTGCACACAATTATTACAATGGCGTGGATCACGGGCAGGACTACACAGGGCTTGCAAACTACCTGTTCGATCACTGGACACCGGAACAGGGTTCAGGATCGCACAGATGGAAGCAGACAAAGAACGTTTGTCAACCGGATCGGGAAACGCCTACGGTTATAAAGCGTAATTATTCGGAAAGTAAGCCGCCCCGTGCTCCCAAAGGGTACAAGCTGGTTGAATGCAAAAGCAATCAATTTGGTTATTTGTGCTTTAAGTACATAAAAGAAGTGGAACGCCCACCGTACATGAAATGTTGAAATTTAGACTTGCCGCAAAAGCACGGCTTTTATGAGACTTGTAAATGTGTAAAGATTGGCAACCATCATCTAAATCATGAAATATGAGAGGCCATTTATTGCAAGAGATTTGCAAAAGGATAGACATTGTTCAAAAAACAGAAAAGGAGTGCTTGAAATGAATATTAACGAGTTGGCCGTAGAAATTCACAAAAACGCTGTTGAACATGGTTGGTGGGAAGAATCCAGAAAGTTCCCGGAGATTGCCGCATTGATTCACTCTGAGATTTCGGAAGCTTTGGAGGAGTACCGGAACGGGAGGCCGGAAGCTTATGTAGTCGTAGTTGATGGAGACCCCGCCGACGTGCCGAGGATGGAAACCGACATTCTCAAGTTTGGAGAGCGTAAGCCGGAGGGGATCGCCGTCGAACTCGCGGACGCCGTTATTCGCATTCTGGATTACACCGCCGCCGAGGGAATTGACATTGAGTCTTTGATTATGGCAAAGCATGAGTACAACAAGACTCGGCCCTATCGGCACGGGGGCAAGAAAATATAGCCGGGGTTTTTCTGTCTACTTGCAATAGATCAAATTTTCAGACGTTAGGAGAAATGATGTATGAACAAAATCAAGGTATTATTTTTAGACGGCACAGAAGAAACGTACTATGGGGATTTGTCTGTATCTGACAAAGGAATTTTAAACATATTTCCGCAAAATGAAAGGTGCTCAATTAAAATCCCCCTCGCTCAAATTAAAAAATATGAGTTGCGGTAAAGGAGAAAATAACATGACCGACCAACAGGCAATAGATATTTTGAAGCAATACACGGCATGGGTTCAGTTGGCCCGTGGAAACGGGAGAAGTGTTACCGCATTCCGGTATACATGGGCTCTCACATGTGCAATTTTGGCTCTTGAGAGCAGAATTCCCCGCCGCATTACGATCAAAGGAAAAATCGTTCAGCGCCGGTATTGCCCCACATGCCACAAACATGTGAAAAAGGGGCAAGAATTTTGCTCTACTTGCGGTCAAGCATTAAGAGAATGGTCATTCAAGGACGCGAATCCGATTCTTATTAGACCGCTTGCCTCACCCCACAGTTACGGATACAAAACGGAATCTTTTGATTTGGATGAATTTCATTCAGGAGGAAGTGAGTTATGATTAATTATTTCAAGGCTGCTGAAAGAACGCTCTCGGAACGTGGAAATCTTGAGCGGGCACTCGAAAATTTGAATCGACGAAAGTCGAGAATCATCCAACGTTCTGCGCCGCAGGGATTGCCGGAAATGGACTATTCCCGCACCTACATTTCAGGCGGCGGGGCATCGGATGCGCTTACGGATTGCTTACAGCTTGCGGAAGTTGTGAGAGAGATTGAGGCCACAAAAGAAACCATAGAAGAAATTGACCGGGTGCTCTCGCAGCTCGAACCCACAGATTCAGCTATCCTCCGTGCCTGGTACATAGACCACCGCACAAAAGGCGAAATCGCAGAAGAACTGAATTATTCCTCTACAACTACGGTCTATGATTTGCGGAACAAAGCGGTATCTGCTTTCGCCATTCTGTACTACGGAGCAGGTTCTCTCTCTTCCACTTAGGCCCGCCGCCCTGATTGAAAAAAGTCTGTACAGACAGGAACAGATTTCCATGTTATCCTGATAGCGTGAAAGAAAGCGGATAGATCATGTCGAGCAGCGTCCTATGTTGCCAAGGTCTTGCGATACTTGCAAGGCTACGGGCAATAGGGCGCTCTCTTTTATCCGCAGACAGGAGGGAAAGGCTGTGAGAGATTTTGCAAAAGCCTTTTATCTCTCGAAAGAATGGCGGCAAGTACGAGCGTATATATTCAAACGCGATTCAGGTCTGTGCGTCAGATGCGGGAGACCGGGAGAGATCGTTCATCATAAAACACATTTAACGCCAATGAATATAGGCAATCCCTCTATTGCTCTTGGTGAGGATAATCTCGAACTGCTTTGTCGGGATTGTCACGCAATTGAACATACAAGCGATCTGCCGACAGACCGAGCGCTCATGTTCGACGAGAACGGCGATCTTGTTGAGAGATTGCTTGAGTCATGATTCATCAAAGCAAATACGAAAAGAACATCGAAGAATGAAAACCTTGAGCCTTTGCGCTTAAGGTTTTTCTTTTGGGGAGGACGGAGCGGCAAGAAAGAAATATTTTTGCTCTGTTGCTCAATTGAGAACTGCTTTTCGGAATCTGCGAGCGCTGGAAAGCGCGGTGGAGCAACACTATCCCCCCCACTTTCGCACCCCCTATATGCCATTTTCCGAACCGCATTCCATCCCCCTTTATGACTCCCCGGGCGCACACATAGAGGGGGGGTAAGCAAATCAAACGAAAGGAGGCTTATACATTTAATGCAAAATCAAAAAAAAATATATCAAGAGCTGGAAACGGCTGAAAAAATTGAGGAAAACAGAAAGAAAATCAGAAAACTTTTCCGAGAATTGCCCAAAGAAAAGATGCAATTTGCAGAGGGTTTGATCTTTCAGTTTTGTGTTACGACCGTCACCCTTGAGCGCCTTGTGGATGAAATCAACACCAGCGACGTGATTGAAAATTTCAAACAGGGCGCTCAGGAACTCCGCCGAGAAAATCCCGCTCTCAAGAGCTACAACACGACTATAAAATCCTTTACCGCCCTCTCGAAAAGCCTCCTTGACCTGCTCCCTGAAACCACCCAAAAACAGGCCGGAGAGGCCCTTATGAACTTTGCGACTAAGCCTCCCGGAGCGACTAAAAAATGAATTACGTCCTCGCCTATTGGAAAGCCATCGAGAGCGGAAAGGTAGTCACAAGCCGCAGAGTCCGTGCCGTTTATGAGCGGCTCGCCCGGGAAATCACATCACCTGACCCGGATTCCCCCTATTATTTCGACGAGGAAGTCGGCGAGCGCCCGATCCTCTTTGCGGAGCGGTTTTGCAAGCAATCTCAGGGCGTGATCGGCTCCCCTCTTGTGCTCGAGCTTTTCCAAAAGGCGTATATTCAGGCCCTTTTCGGATTTCTCGAAAAAGAGACAGGGTTCCGGCGTTATCGGGAAACGATGTTTCTGGTCGGGCGCAAAAATGGTAAATCAACCTTGCTTGCCGCAATTGCGCTTTATCTGCTGATTGCTGATTACGAGGGCGCAGCGGAAATTTATAGCGTAGCCACGAAAAAGGATCAGGCGAAAAAAGTTCTCACCGAAGCAATCAACATGGTAAAACAGTCGCCGGAGCTCCGGGCCGTACTCAAAAAGAGGCGGAACGATCTCTATTTCCCGGCAACCGCGAGCATATTTGAGGCTTTGGCGAGTGACTCCAATACCCTCGACGGCCTGAACTCCCACGCTGTTATAATCGACGAGCTCCATGCGATCAAAGACCGCAATTTGTACGAGGTTATGAAGCAATCCACCTCGAGCCGCCGGCAGCCGCTTGTAATCATGATTACCACCGCGGGCACAGTGCGCGAGTCGGTTTTCGATAGTCTTTATGAGATCGCTTGTGACATTGCAGACGGAAAAACAAGAGAGGATACATTCCTACCGATTCTTTACGAGCTTGACGCGCGGGAGGAATGGACAGACCCGACCAAATGGCAAAAAGCGAACCCGGGACTCGGGACAATCAAGCAGTATAAAACCCTTGCTCAATTTGTGGAACGCGCCAAAAATTCCCCCGACGACCTCCCCGGCGTGCTTTGCAAAGATTTTAATATCCGGGAGACACCGGGCACGATCTGGCTCTCCTATGAAGAAATCAAAAATGAATTGCAGTTTAAAATGTCCGAAGTGTATAACACCTATGCGATCGGCGGCTGTGACCTCTCTGCAACAACCGACCTTACATGTGCAACGCTCCTCATTCGACGCCCGGGAGACCCGATTGTTTATGTACTGCAACAGTATTTTCTCCCTCAAAAGCGGCTCGACACTCTCGACGAGAAAAACACGAACGAAGCGCCATATAAGGCATGGCGCGACCGGCGCCTCCTCACGGTATGCGAGGGGAACCGCGTCGATTACTCACAGGTGACGGAATGGTTCTGCCAGATGCGCGACGAATACAAAATCGACGCGATCAAGGTCGGGTATGACCGGGCCCTCGCCGGGTATTGGGTGGACGAAATGAAATCAAACGGTTTCGACATGGAGCCCGTCGCGCAGGGGCCTTTCACTTGGTCTCAGCCAATGCGGGAAATGGGAGCGGCTCTCGCCGATAAGATCGTTAATTACAACAAAAATCCTGTTCTTGTTTGGTGTCTGACCAATACAGCCGCAAAAAAGAGCGGAATCAATAACATTCAGCCAATTAAGATTACCGAAAAACGACGCATAGACGGAATGGTTTCGCTCCTCAATGCGTGGGTGATTTATGTAAAATACTACGAAGATTTCATGTATAACGTGGGGTGATACCGTGGCGAATAATCGACAAAAGAGAAGCCTGTTTCAAAGCATTTTCGGGAAGCAGAAAGGAAAAACCGGCGGAGAAAATTTCTCTCAGTACCGGCTACTCTCCTCTTGGGATTCTAGTTTTACACCGTTCTCGGGCAATGCTTGGGACATTTCTACCGTTCGTGCTTCCGTGGACGCTTGGGCGAGAAATGCGGCGAAGATACAGCCACGGCATATTAAGCGGGTGGACGGGCGGCGAGAGGATGTTCCCGGGCCTCTCAACAGTATTTTGCAGAGAAAACCGAATCCGTATATGACGGCCTACGCCTTTTATTATCGTGTGGCAGCACAGTTCATCATGTACAATAATGCTTTCATATTCCCGGCTTTCGATGGCGGGAAGCTTGTCGCACTCTACCCGATCAACGCAAACAGAATTGATCTTGTCGAAGATGCGGGCATTATGTATGCCCGTATGTCTTTTGCAACAGGCCGGGTATGGGTTTGCCCTTATGAACAGATTATCCACCTGCGCCGCCACTTCCTCGACAATGATATTTTTGGAGACGACAATCGACCATTGACTCCAGTTCTTGAAACCGCGACCGCGTTCAATCAGAGCATGAGTAAATTTGCAAAGCTGATTTCGGTGATTCGGGGCATTCTCAAGGCGACCACCGTTACCAAGGGCGAGGATTTGACCAAGCGCCGGGACGACTTTATAAAAGACAATCTCCGTATAGATAGCAACGGCGCCGGGGTTATCGTTACAGACCAAAAATATGAATACACGCC